CTCTCCACTACCCTTAAGATAGTTTCAATTTCAGAGTGAGTTTATTGCCATCTCAAGGCGAAGGTGAGTTTATCTATCTATAAACTCAACTTCCCGCTGTGGTGTGTAGAGTGGCATGGGAGCCCAGTCTTGAGTCACCTCAGCGGTGGTGGTCTCAGACAAGAAAGCGACGTATCCAGATAAACAGTCGCTCGCTGAAGTCATCACTACATTAGTGTAGTGATTACATTGGTCAGCTAAGGGTGGCGAAGCCTTTTCTACCAATTTAAATTCAACTCCCATGTTTGTAAATGTACTCTCTGTTGGAGTAGCCTCTCTACGTTCCATCCCGTAATCTTGCTCCATTGCAACCAAAAATGGAGTGTAATGCACTACGGAACCTAAACGGAGTTCCTGCACCAAATTGTATTGATGCAGTATCAGTTGAGGAGTAACTTCATACCTCAACATATAACTCTCTAAAGCAACTTCACATGAACTGTAATCACCGTCCATCTCCACAAAGGTGGGTGGTGCAGCTGCTATTTTAGTATTAAATCTCTTCCGTAAGCCATCTAATAGAGGATGGTGTGGTTCATTTTTGTAACCCGCTATGACACTTGATATGTATCTATCAAATCGTTCCGAAGCTGATAGGATATTCCAAGCTTGGACGTTATCGTCCAGTCCTATTTGTTTAGGTGTTAGATCCCCAAAGATCTTACCTAAGCCTCGTATGATACAACCAGTGTTCCGCACGGGTATTAACCTACCTTCTGTGGTGTACATGGGTGAAAATTTTAGAAACTGAATCTTCTCCAGTACATATCTACCTTGATGAAGGCAATGATCCACTGTCACCTTGTGTCCGACTAGTGAAGCACCAGAAACTATAGCATCAGACATACTACAATCTGGGTTCTTTATCAACACCTCAACTATGCCGAAACAAATTAGGGCACTAGCTATCGTGTTGAGTATAGTAGTTAATGAAGTGCCGGAACCTTCAAAACATGTGGGGAAAATAATTTTGAACCACTGTGATGCATCTTGCGGATTGACGCAATGTATTTTCTGTCTACATTGTTTCAAATATGCCAAGCCTGACTCAGGGCATAATTGCATCAAGCATCGACCGACTATGTCAAATATTAATGGGCCGTTGGACGAATCACAACTTGATATGTCTACATTTGCGTAACCTATACCTGAGGGTAAGTTCCACGCTATGACACTGTCATCTGAAAAACACCCGAATACTATGGTGTTAGGTCGAGCATGTATATTGGCCATTTCTTTAAATAAATGTTCCAAATCAGTGGTCTTTGGGGTTGTAAAAGTATAACAATCTACTGTAAGCTTCCCATACTTCCAGTTGTAAGATCTTGTTATACGTCCAGATATCCTTTTCTTGACAATGCTTATTAAG